GGTCATTATCATTCATTTCGTCTAGCAGATTGGGGAGGAGTCAAATGGCTACAAGCACCAGCCCTCGACGGGGGAAGCGTGTGGTGGAGACAATCAACGGGGGAGATTGCGGATGTGGGAGTGCTGACCTTTGTTGTGAGCAGTCAGGGAGTATCGGACATCCAACTATTATGAACGACCCTAGGGACATAGCCTTATACGCCGCTGAATTGGTCTCAGGAGACCGTCAGGACGCCTACGGTCATCCCCTTGATAACTTTACTAGGGCATCAAAGATATGGTCTGTAATCCTCGGCTGTGAGGTTTCTGCCGAGCAGGTAGCCCTCTGTATGGTCGGCATGAAGGTAGCCCGTGAAGTCAATCAATCCAAGCCCGATACGGTGGTCGATGGGATTGGCTACTTCCTGACCCTCAATATGATTCAAGAAGAGCGCCTCCGTAGGTTGAATTCTTAACCCCCTTTTGGTATACTCGTCTTGTCCGAGAGGAGGACGAGATGGCAAAGAGAAGCCAGTTAGTAGTTGGTCAAGAATGGGCTTACCAAAGAAGTCGTCAGCATGAACACACAGCATGGGGCGCACATGAAAAAGCAGTTATCGTTGCGGTTGAACCTTACGAACAAAGTAAATATCGTGGGGAAATTTTCCAAAGAGCGACTGGCAATGGTGTCAAAGTTGAGATTCAAACTCATTGGGGTGGTAAGCCACAAACAATCACAAAGGTTGTCCAGTTGAGCCAATTATGGAAACCATGGGCTGAGTATGAAGTCGGTCAGGTTGAATACAAGGCGCAATACGAAATCGCTCAAAAGAAAGCGGCGATTGCCAAGGCTGAAAGAGAAAAATTTCAGCAAGAGGTTTTTCAGCCTGCTTACAGGGAATTCAAAAAGGTCATCGAAGCCGTGACTGGTAAATATGTTAGCGACTACACAAGAGTCGAGGAATTACCAATCGAAGTCATCCAAGCAATTACGGAAGCAATCAAAGAAAAGGCGGTGGCATAAGTGACTACAAAGGCAGATGAGTTAAGACAACAAGCCAAGGAAGCCTATCAACGCTCAATAGATTCTTTTGACCGTTGCGATACAGATGGCTTTTTATCTCAATGGGCTTCAGATTGCGCGGGGCGTCTATTGGAAGTAGAAGCCGACTTAGCCGAGCATGATTACCTATGGAATTTTAATACCCTAGGTGATAAAGATGGCAACTTAATCCCTAACAAGAAGATTAAGACTAAGTACGGATATGCCTACGCAATCTTTGGGTCATTTGAAGATTTAGAAAAGCGTGATGTTCAAATCCTTGAATGGGTTGGAACTAGCGAGAAAGTGATAGCCAAGAAAGGTTATACGCTCATAAAAGTGCAGACTAAAGCCAAAGCGGTCTTGGGAAAGGGGTTTGCTCCGTCGGCTTACATCGCGCCAGTTGTTCCGTTCTTTACTCCTGAAAACAGCACAATCGTAAAATAATCAGTACGCTATACTAAACTCAATGTGCGCTTAGTCGCCTGAGTTTTTCGTCTCTTCCGTGTCCCGAGTGACCTGACGGTCACTCGGGTTTTCTATGTGCCGTCACGGAGGAGGTTTGAATGGCTCGTTATCGAGTCTTACAGGGTATTGATTACCCACCTAACAAACGCGCCGAGGCTGGAAAGATTGTTGAAGATTTACCAGCAACCTCGGTCAAGTGGCTTTTGGAATCAGGCATTATCGAAGATGCCGACAAGCCAGCAACAAAAATCGAAGAGCCTGTAAAAGAAGAACCTAAAGTCGAGCCAGTAGTCGAGAAGGTTAAAGAACCTATCGTTGAAGATGGTTTTGATGCTGACGCCACAGATATTGATGGCGATGGTTTTGTCCAAGACGGCACCCCACACCAACGCCCAGTTGAGGAGAAATAATGCCAACATTTCGCCATGGTAAAAATGTCAATGTCTATCTTGATGAGTTTGATTTTTCTACCTACTTTAATAATGTCAGCGCATCAACAAGTATTGATACCGCTGAGACAAGCGCTTTCGGAACGAGTGCCAAGACTTATGTAGTCGGTCACCGCGACGGAACCGTATCTCTAGGGGGTATGTTTGAAGGAACAGCCTCGACAGGTACAGATGAATTTTTTGATACCGCCCTTGGTAACGCAACCAAGACTCAGGTGATTGTTGCTCCTGAAGGTCATAGCAATGGTACTGGAGCAATTTTACTAATAGCCGACGATACATCTTACGAGGTCTCAAGTGCCATCGCAGATATTGTCCAAGCAAGCGCAGAATTCCAATCAACAGATGCCGTTGAACACGGGAAGATTCTTTCTTCAGGTTCAACTGTAACCGCGACTGGAAATGGAACGAGCGTAGACAACGGAGCCTCAACCGCTAACGGTGGAGCAGGATTCTTGTCAGTTCCAGTAAATACACGCAATGGAAATATCACAGTAAAAATCCAACACTCAGCAGACAATTCAACCTTTGCTGACTTGGTTACTTTTACCGTGGTCTCAAGTACAACCACAACTTCAGAAAGAATCGAAGTTGCGGCTGGCACAACAGTTAATAGATACCTACGAGTTAATTACACAGTCGCAGGTTCAACAGGCTCGGCTACCCCTGTGGTGGCTTTTACTAGGAGGTAAAACAAACAATGCCTACATTTCGTCATGGTAAATCCACCGTATTCAAAGTAGATAACTCAGGTGGCACACTTACCGATATTAGCAATACCCTTACCGATGTCTCATTCCCACAATCAGTAGACACAGCCGAGACCAGCACTTTTGGTTCATCAGCCAAGTCTTATGTAGTTGGTTTGACCGATGCAACAATTTCAGTATCAGGAAATTTTGATGCGACAGTTGATGCTCACTTGGCTGGAATTCTTGGTCAAGCGGCTTCAGTTTCATTCGAGTACGGTCCTGAAGGTTCAACTTCATCAAATGTTAAGTACACAGGTGAATGTATTTTGACTTCTTATGAGAAGAGTGGCGCCATTGGAGATGTCGTTTCTTACTCAGCAGAATTTCAAGTAACAGGCGCCGTTACACGCGGTACCTACGCATAACAAGTAGATTCAAAAAAACTTAATAAATTATCGTGACCAATCAATCTAGTGTCCCAAGGAGAATGAAATGACAGATTTACGCGGAAAGATATTTGAAGCCGATGATATTACGAAAGAGTTACTTGAAGTTCCTGAATGGAAAGTAACTGTCGAGATTCGTTCAATGACAGCGGCGCAACGAGCAACACTTACTGAAGGGGCAACCTCGGCAGATAAGGTGGATGTTTCTAATATGTACGCAAAGACTGTTATCGCAACCGTGTTTGACCCTGAAACGGGTCTACCAGTCTTTACAGAAAAAGACCGTGAAGCCATCCTTTCAAAGAATGGCGCAGTCATTGAGCGTTTGGCAACAAAGGCTCTTGGCAGTTCAGGTCTTGGAGAAAAGGCGGTAGACGAGTCACAGGCGCGATTTCCTAAAGAATCCTGAGAGACGGTTTCTTTTTGAACTAGCAGAAAAGTTAGGGCGGACGGTGGGTGAACTTCTTTACGGAAGCAAAGCCCACCGCCCACTTAGCAGTATGGAATTAACTGAGTGGAACGCGCTCTATCTTCTCAAAGAAAAAGAACGCGAGAAAGCCGAGAGAAGAGCAAAGGCGAGGAGATAAATGGCTGAATCACCAACCATGGAAGTCCGCGCTCGGTTATCGGCGGACTCAGCCCAGTTCACTCAAGGAATGGATAGAGCCGTTAAATCGGCTAATGAGTTCCAACAGGCTTCTTCTAAATTACAAAGTTCATTAACAGCGATTGGCGTTGCCTCGGGTGCGGCAATCGCTGGACTAATTGCTTTTGGAATGAAATCTTTCAAAGCGGCCGCAGAGGTTGAGCGTTTAGATTTAGCACTTGAAGCAGTTGGTGTATCAACTGGTAAGGGTTATGAAGCCTTAAAAGAAACATCCGATGAGATGCGACGCCTTGGAATCCAAGCGGCGGTTGCTCAACAAACAACTCTCAAGTTTGCTCAATCAAATATAGATTTATCTAAGGCAACCGCACTTGCCCAAACAGCGCAAGACTTATCGGTAGCCTCAAGCATGAGCGCTGAACAAGCACTTCAATCAGTAACATTCGCAGTCACAACAGGTAACACTCGAGTTCTTCGTCAGATAGGTATTACTACTGGAGCCTCTGACGCTTATGAAAGATACGCCCGTTCTATCGGTAAAGCGGCAAAAGATTTGTCTATGGCAGAACGCCGTCAAGCAGTTGTCAATCTTGTTCTCAAAGAAGGAACTAAAGTGGCGGGCGCTTATGCCTTGGCTCTTGAATCTCCAGCAAAACTTATTACTCTTTTTGGTGACCTGCACAACGAACTGCAAGTTGCTATGGGTGGAGCCTTAGTAAAAGGCTTTGGACCAATTATTAAATCAGCCTTTAAGTTTGAAAAAACAATAATTGATGCTATTTCATCGGGCGGCAAACTTGAGGTAATTATTGAAGCCATTCAAAAAGTGATGGTAAAACTGACCGCTCCTATCGCAACGGCTATTGATAAGTTGTCTGATTTTATTGCTGGTATGGATATGACTGGTACTAAGGTAAATGACCTTGCTGGAAAAATTGAAATGGTTCTTCCAGTTGTGGCAGGTTTTGGTGCGGCGTTTGCAACCATGGCAGGTAAAAATATCTTTGGCACCATTCCTATTTTTGGCAATCTTCTTAAAATGCTTAACCCCGTTGCGGTTGGTTTTATTGCTATGGCGGCAACCTCAACGCAAGTTCAAACTGCGTTTGGCAGATTACTAAAGGCTCTTAGTCCCCTTTTAAGTGTAGCCAAAAACATCGCTGATGTGTTCTCAAAGGTTTTGGCTGGAGCAGTTATGGTTTTTGCTAAAGCAATTAACGCAGTTGCTTTTGTCATTGAAAAAGTTACTGGGTTTTTTCAAAAAAATAAAATTGTCCTTCAAGTTTTAGTTGGTGTTTTAGCGGCTGTTACTGCT